AGTTCTAGTTGGTTCTCAAGTTTCGCAGTACGCTTCTGCTCCCGCTCGAGTAATTGCCGCAGCCCAACAACGTCATTTTGTGACGAGTTTGCAGCATCCAACCAATCTTTCGCCATCTTTACAAACCGGAACAGTGGGCCAAGTTTTGACCGAAGGCTATCATTTGCCTCTGCCAACTGCTCGACTGTCTTGAATCCAATGTACTGAAGTTCTCGCACCGCAGAACCACTAATAGGTGGCCACTCTACAAGTGGTGTCCCGCTTTCAATTGGTTCGTTGCCAATGGAAAATGCTTTGTATAGCTCTGGATATTCGTGAATATCTTGTGGTTCTATGCGACGCACAGTTTCGTCACCACCAGGCCATTGAATAGAAATAGAAGGAATTTCATCAAATATAGGGCGTCCCTCTTTCAATGACTTTTCTTTGTTCTCGTTATAAGCGTTAAAAAACTTTACGTTGGCACCAGCAAAACGCTTTTTCTGCTGTGACTGTCCATTCATAATCGTATTCCAGTCTATCTGCGGCATAATTCTCCTAATAAAAGATTGCCTATGCCATTATGTATACACTAGAAATTAAATATTGGGATCTACGCATTTAGATGCCCCATTTACCTTGTATCCATGTCTGCATCTTGCCTCTTGTTGTGGCATCATGTGCGCCAGCAAAACAAGAAACATGATAAAGATCCATCGCCATGCGGCGAGCAGTACCAAAACCTTTACCAATCAAAAGTGGTTGAGCCAAAGTATTTGTGTCTAAGGTGTAGGTGCCACTGATTTGACCATCTTGAACATTGTTTGTGTAGGAGGTCGTGGGATTTGTTGCGCTGTTTCCAACTACCCAAGCTAACGTGTACTTGTTATTGGCAACATACGTTGTAGCACCAGTCCCATCATACGATACCTGTGGCGCACCAGTCTTAGCGTATACAGCACTTTTGTACGTGCTTTTAATATAAAACGTATAGCCAGCATTGCCACCTAGTCCCTGATAAGTATCAATGATTGGCCCGTAATCCACCGACAACGTAGGCACCTTCAATGCTACATACCACGTAATGGGATAAGCAAATGGTCCAGTAAATAGCGGTATTTGTAAGAAATCAGTGCTACCATCAAACCTAAGAATATTGAGACCGTTTTGACCCGCTGCAACAATAAGAGGTCTATCAGCAAGAGTAGCTTGAGCGGCATTGCGTGAATTGCCAGACAAATCTCCCCAAGCCGAACAGTTGCCACTACCGTCGTTAGTTACGTTTTGATCTCCCTCAAACCACACCAAAGGACTTAAAGAACTTGGATCAAATGACGCACCCTGCTTGCCAGGACGACAAATTGATATGCCATTGATTCCAATAAACATACTAGTAAAACGCCACAATAGACGTTGCGGTAGTAGCTGCCATAACACGACTAGCAAAAATCGGAATAAGCACACCAGCCGCAGGAATAACGATTGTAACAGATGAAGCATTGTCCACTCCTTTGACAACTAGGTTTCCAGTACCGCCAACCCACAAAGCTCTACAGCCAGTTAGATCGGTAGAATCAGAAGCAGTCACAGCGGCAACGCTTCGAGCGGAAAATAATGCACTAGGATTAGAGGGTGTAAAATCTGGCATAAATCACCTAATAAAATGGCCGGACTTTCACCGGCCTCGTATTATGATTCCTTAGCAACAACGTATACAAGCCAATCTGTCGATGAGCGTTTGATACAAATGTTACCAGCCGCAGCAGCACACGTTACCGCAGCACCAGCAGTTCCACCGTTAAGTGTTCCTAGTGATGAATGCGGGAATACGTTAAGAGCATTTGCGCCATTGTTTTGCACAACCACGATTCCACCAATCTGAACGTCAGGAAGTTTAACTCCTGTCGAGGCAGCAGTGGTTCCTACAAGGTTAAGAAACGATGTAAGAGCAAGAGCATCTGCAATTGTTGTGCCAGTAGCAGTCAAACTTGCACTTGATGAAAGTGCGGGAGCTGACGTAATGCTAAAAGTTGACAACACATTTGCTTGCTCTGGTGGCATTCCCAAACCAATTAAATCTTGAAGAAGTGGCATATAATCTCCCGAAATTGCGGCTGCTATACAAGCCAGCCGCTTTTAATTAGTTCACCTTGAGGTGACCTACTGAACCAAGCTCTACAGCAGCGGCTCCAGTAGTAGCTGCCAAGCCAACAACGTAAGCAATCTTAGTTGTTGAAGCATCATCAGCTACACCAGCAGTTGCAGTTGTATTAAGGTTAGCCTTGGCAACATAGCTTGCAGCCACTTTGCCCTTGATTCCCTTTCCAACTCCACCGGCATTAAGTCCACCAACCCATACCCATCCGTACTCGTTGTCAGCGAAAGCTACCTGAGCTACGCCAACAAGAAGTCCCTGTGAGCCAGCGTTCGTAGTAGTAAGCATAGCGGCTTGGCCGTCTTGCTCAATCTTTACGAAAGCATACTGGTCGATAGCACCATCAGCTTGTACGAACACAAACTCACCTTCTGGGCTACTTCCAACAGCACGAAGCGATGCAGGAAGCGAAAGGTTGTTAGTAGTCGTAAAGGTTGTTTTGTAATTTACACCAAATGATCCACTTTGTGACATTTTCTATTCCTCTACTAATTAAGCGTAAATAACAGCCTGAAGCGCAGGGGCAGCACAGCAGAGGTTACCCTCTACGATGATCACAGTGAAGAACGCATCCTGGTCAACAGGACGTGCCATCTCTGGAGCAAGCGGCTTGAAATCTGCGCCACGAACTACATCAAACGACCAATACTTGGTGTTGAGAAGTCGGCAACTGTTTGTCTCAAGTACAGAGGATCCGTATCCACCATCGAATACGAAATCACATCCGTCATACTGAAGAACACGGAATCCAGCTACAGCCTTCTTTACAGGAAGCTGAATACGCTGAATTGCTGTCAATGAACTATGGAGGAACTTCCAGGCAGTACGATCCATAAGTCCAAGGTCAGGTTGCTCATCACCTCGAGTAATCTGACTGATTGCATCCGTGATCTGCTCTTGTACGTTTGCCGCAGTCAACGTTACGTTTACTGCAAGGTTACGTGCAAAAGTGTTTGAAGTACGGTCAATCGTTCCATAAGTACCAGATGAAGGCGAAGTCGAAACTGCCTTCTTGATACCATCAAACTCAAGTCCTCCGCTGCCTGTTCCATCGCCACGAAGCGAGGTAGAAACGGTATTCTTAAGACGAGCGATTGCTGCTTTCATCTTCATTTCAGCAAGGTCAAGAAGCATAGCCTCGTCACGGTTAGCACGACGATCACGCCCTGAGATTGCTACAGGCTCATATACCTGCTTGATAGCGAATCGGAATGCAGTTGCATCATCGATTGAATCAAGGTTGAAAGATGAGAATCCAGAATAGAAACCACCGACAGCCGAATCATTGTACATGACTGGCTTACGAAGCTCATATCCACCGGAGAATTTACGAATTAAACCCTGCTCATCAAGCGAAGCCAAAAGCGGATTATGATGAAGAATCTCATCTGCTATTGAATCGGACTGATCGAACAAGGTCGCTACGATTGCTTCCTCAAGATTTGCCATTTTAGTTATCCCTTATAAATTTCGGGATAACCTCTATGGCCTAGTCTCCACCTGAGAGACGCCGACGCAGATTATCCCGTATGTCTTTTGTTTGTACCCTGGGAGTCCCTGAACCAGCGGAGCCAGATATTGATTTTGACGCAGCCTTGGCCTTTTGGACCGCTGCCTTTTGTTCTTGAATTATGGGCTTAGCAGTCATCTTAGAAACTAGACTGGAATAAGCCGCATTCCCGTTAATGACGTAGTTATAGGCAGTATCAAGGATTTCTTCTGGAGAGCTGTAGCGTCCAGTTCCCGTTAATGCCTGTACTACCGGAGCCATATCAGCCTCAATTTGAGCAGCTGTTTCTGGATCCCGAAATACGGGTTTACTATTCATGAAGGATTCTACGACCTTCTGATTGTAATACTCAACGGCTTTTTGCT